CACGCATAGCAGGATACAGTTCCTGGATACTGGCCATCAATGCTCCGTGACCACAGCCGTAGTCTAATAGACTGCTGGGCTGGTATTGATCAATGAATGGTTTTACATTTTTTAAAATCTTACTGCCTCTAACAAATTGACCACGCCCATGCATGGTTGCCAACTGGTTTTGATAATTTGGATCTATAATCATCTGTGATTTACCTCTACATATTTGTACTTGCCAGTCCATGTTGCAGGAACATCAGACCACTTGCCTGTGAGTTGATCATCTAACCATCCAGGATAGTACTCACGGTCTTTAAACCACCAAAACAAATCCCCGCCCGCCCAGTCTTGATAGTAACTGCGAAAGAATTCTCTAGTGCGCGGTTCACGAAAATATGCAGGATCATACATGGTCTTTTTACTCTTGGCCTCTCGTTGAAAATTTAATCCAATAAAGCAAAACTTTCTGGCATAACTTTCTATTAACTCACGTACCCAAGTCATGTCATCATCTGGGATGCTGTTTAATACCTGAGTACAAATTACTCCGTCAAACTTGGTTCCTCTCGGCGGCAACTGATCAAACTCAGCAACGCAAGGGTCGTAGCAGTACACTTTGACTCCTAGATATTCATCAAATGTTTGCCAGTCGCTTTCGGGTATGCCTACACTGCCTGTTTGACTGTAAGGAAGTTTTTCTCGGTACTGCAATCCCTTGCCACAGCCGTAATCAAGTATGGTCTTTGCTCCATAATGGTCCACTAGGTCTTTTATTTTCTTTTGATATTTTACAACATCGTACCCGGCCCAGTTTTTATTTCCTTTTTGAAACTTGGTGCCTAGTCGAACTGATTCTGTATAATAAGAACTTACCATCCCATGATCCAATCATCTCTAACTTGATCTAGTTTGATCATACCCCATGATTCTAACAACTCTATGGCAGCAAATTGTCCATAGTCTTTGCTGTATGCGTCATGTGGTTTTTGTTCTATCACCAGTATAGGCCTGCAACGTTTTACTGTTTGTTCTGCACCTTGCAACACACGATATTCGTAACCTTCGCAGTCTATCTTTATATAGTCTACATTTTCTATATTTAAATTATCAAGTTTTACCACTTGCACATCACCTGTGCCCAGAGTATCTGGATCCAAATGACTGTGCCCACTGTTGCCTTCTGTAATGATCATGGTGGCTTGAGTATCATGATCACCAAGTGCTAGTGGACTGATAAAAAAGTTAGCACCACTCACGTTTTTTTCCAAACACTTTCTAAACACAGCAACTGGTTCAAATGCAACAACTTTGGTAAAATTATCAACCAAGTCTCGACTCCACAGTCCTACATTGGCACCAATATCCAGTGCAGTTCCGCGCTTGGAACAAAGTTCAATACTGCGACGGCGCACAGCAACTTGATATTCTGGCGCAAGGCCTTTATCCACACTTTTCTTTAGCATTTTGGGAAAGTGTGTTTCAAAGTCGGGAAAGTGCCATCCATAATGTTCACTCATTGTTTATCTCCTGTAATATTTTTAGTGCAGTGCCGTCTAGCAGTTCTGAATTATGAAACTGCCCATAGGCCAAATGGCATGCCCAGGCATAGATTTGATCTTGCTCAGGATACCAAGGATTGTGAATTTTAGATAGGTCGGTGTTTGATACCGGAATGGCAGCATTTGATGGCGCCAGTGCAAACGCTGGTACACCGGCCAGCACACTTTCTGTGGCTGCAATTGAGTTATATGTTACCACAGCATGAACATCGGTCAGTGCTGATTGTAAGTCACTGGCCACTCGTGCTTGGCGATTGGGATTGCGTTCACGTATGATAATTTCTTGATCAGTGTGTTGTTTGATTGTGGCAATGGTCTGATCAATCCATTCTGCAAGATTGATGTTGTAAAACACACAAGGCTTTTCATCCGGTACTGCTAGTAATATTTTGCTACCATATCGGCGTGCGGGCATGGCAATGCCGTGACGTTGCCAACGGTCAGCAGGTCTTGGCACTACATTTCCATGCTGTAAGTTATTGGGCACCAATCTATGCCATTGTTTCCATCCATTGGGATTTTGCGGATTGGGTCTATTACCAACATATCCTGAATCCATGTACCAAAATGGTCTCTTGTGTTTCCAACATTGTTTGATAATCTTGTGTTTCATGATGCCGCGGATCACTAGCGGAGCGTCACTATCTTCGTAGCGCCATGTTTCTAATTTTGTTGGCACAGCACCTGATCCGCGAGCAAACATTTCTATGTACTCATCGGAGTTTTTCTTGTTGAGAAATATCCAGTTCATTGCCAATATTCTTCGGTACGTTGGACTTTTAAGTCTGAGGCAGGACTGCGTCCTATGGCCTTCCGTTTGCCTTTGAGATGATCTAGGTACGCACCCCACTCAGAATTGATCAAGGGATGGCCTTCGCCTGCGATGAGATGGCTTGACCAATCTAGCTCGTTTAATTTTACTTTTTGTCGAACAACATCAAAAACAAAACTATCGTGCCATTCAACCAATTCAAAAATGCCTTCTACTGCGTGGTCATACATGTGTTGAAATTTTTGGAGAAACAATTGCATAGCAGGGCTATGCAAATTTATTGCGTACAATCCGCATTCACTAAACTTGCCGCGACGCCCTAAAAAACAAAGATCTTTGTCAGGCGGGCAAAGTCTTACTAAATTATCTGTAGTAATTGGGCTATGACATATGGTATCAGCATCCATCCATATCAACCAGTCTGACTGAGTAGTTTTGGCACAATGGAACACAGCATAGACCTTGTGTGAAAATCTCACAGCATCCCATTTAAAGCCTTTACCGGCATCCTTGCGTTTGCTTCTCACAGGATCTTGACTGACATCACCATTGGCTTTGGGAACACTACGCCAGGTATTTTTAAACGCAACCAACTCTGGACTGACAGTTTCTAAATCGTGTACCACCAGATTGGATGCTGATTCACTTATCGCACAAGATTCGGCATACACAACCAATTGAACCTCTTGAGGCCAATTCTGCAAAAAAGTTTGGATCATGCGCCGGCCATACTTCTCATAACCGCTGGCGTTAAAAGTGGTACATACAGTATATTTCATCAAGAATATTTATGATTAAAAACATAGCATATTATCCTTTACAACGTGCTCTAAATGGCGGCCCTCCTATGAATGCCATGCTTGATGCGTTGCGCACGGCCGGTATAAAAACACACGATCGTGGTCTAGATTCTGATGCAGTACTCATATGGTCATCCTTGTGGTCTGGTAGAATGGCAGCCAACCAAGCAGTATATAGGCATTATAGGGCACAAGGCAAGCCGGTGATTATCATTGACATTGGGGCACTAAATCGTGGCACGACATGGAAGGTTGCGGTGAACAACATCAATGCCAATGGGTATTATGGCCACCAGGACAACCTAGATTGGGATCGTCCCCGGAAGATGAATCTAGTACTTGGCACTCTCGCAAATACCAAATCTCACATTGTGATTGCGGCACAGCACACTCAAAGCGAACAATTGGCAGGAGTTGATCTTACCACGTGGATACATGCTCAAATACAATTGATAAAAAACAACACGGATAGACCCATACACATTAGACCACATCCCAGATGCAGTCTCAACACCACAAGTTTTGCTGGAGTCAAAATTGAGTCTCCTGCCAGAGTATCCAACACATACGACAGTTTTGATTTGGGATTGAATTGTCATGCCATTGTAAATTACAACTCGGGACCGGGCATACAAGCAGCCATAGCAGGTGTTCGTCCTGTAGTTGGTACCAGCAGTTTGGCATATCCTGTTGGGGTTGGCATTGCTGATATAGAAAAACCTTACACAACTGACCGTGAATTGTGGCTCGCACAAATTAGCCACACTGAATACACAGTGGCAGAATTAGAACAAGGCTCATGGCTAAAAAGAATAGAATCAGCACTGGAGTAATTGATTGTGCCTGTGTGATACACAGCACTGGCTATGACTGGACCTATGTTGAACGACTGTACAACATGCTGGATCGTAACTTGCCCGGTGACATACGCTTTCATGTTTATACCGAACATGATCGCAGTGT